CTAGCATAGGTCATTGAAATGTAATAAATTAAAGGTTAGTATCTAAACACTTTACACCAATAGGGGATGAAATGGCTCAAAAACCATTATCGCATGAAGATATGCAAGAAGCGGTAAATGCTTTTGCTAAGACAGGCAATAAAAGAAAATCAGCCGAACTTCTTAATCTACCTGAAGGCACTTATAACTCAAGATATAGAGCTGGTGTCAAAGCAGGCATTAAGCCTACAGTTGATGTATTTAACAAAGACTTAAACGATCTTAATGATGCTAGAAATAAGATTAGACAGCTAGAAGCCACGATCCACGCTCACGAAGAAAATACATTAACTGCTGAATACATTAAAACCACCATTCTGAAGATGTCAAAGAAGGTGGCATCTCCTCCTAATTGGCTAATTAAACCCAGTAAAGGCAAAAGAAGCGCAGGCGTTCCCACTCTTTTTGCATCAGATTGGCATTGGGGCGAGGTAGTTGACCCAAATCAAATTAATGGCGTAAATGAATATAACGTAGCGATTGCACAAGATCGTGCAAGGGTAATGATTGAAAAAACCATTGATTTGCTTAAAAACCATGTAGCTTTATCTGATTATCCTGGCATTGTGTTTGTATTGGGCGGAGATATGGTTTCAGGTGACATCCATGAAGAACTAATGGCTACAAACTCTATGGAGATTATGCCCACAGTCATTGATTTGTTTGGTGTATTGACTTGGTGTATTGAAACTTTAGCCGATGAGTTCGGAAATGTCTTTGTTCCGTGCGTAAGTGGTAATCATGGGCGCAATACGCACAAAATTAGGGCAAAAGGCAGGAATTTCACATCCTTTGATTGGTTACTCTATCAGTTTCTAGCAAAGAGGTTTGAAAATGATACTCGCATCCAATTTCATATTCCTGACGGCTCAGATGCCTATTATTCAATCTACGGACATAAATATTTACTTACACACGGGGATCAATTTCGTGGGGGTGATGGTGTCATTGGGGCTTTAGGCCCAATCATTCGTGGAGATCATCGTAAACGCTCCAGAAATGCTCAGATTGATATGGAGTACGACACAATGATATTAGGTCATTGGCATCAATTAATTCAGCTAGAACGCCTTATCGTCAATGGTAGCCTTAAAGGTTACGATGAGTATGCCTATGCCAATAACTTTGGATTTGAGCCACCACGCCAGGCATTATGGATTACCCATCCTGAACATGGTTTAACATTTAGTATGCCTGTTTATGTTGAAAGAAAACAAAAGCAGCTTAACAAAGAATGGATTACTTGGAAATGAAACTGAGTCCTGCCATATTAAAGAATTTATATTCTGCATTAATGCTATGTGAGCCACTAAATAAGTGGAATTTGCCTTTGCCAGAAGAAATTAAATTTGTTGTTGATTCAGACCCCGAATCTATGGGAACGTACCTGTACGATGATGGGGGAGATTACGAACACATCATTACAATTTCTGATGCTCGTTGTGGCTGGTTGACAACAGTAATTTCAACATTACTCCATGAGTGCATCCACATGAGTCGTAGTGGAACAATCACCGATGCTTGGACTAAACACGATGCCACATTTAGACGTAGAGCATCTAAGGTTGCAGAGCTTGGCTTCGATCCTTTGGAACTCTAACGAATTTTCTGTAATACCAATTCGAGCAGTTCTTCTTCTGTAGTATCGTACTCTCGCTCAAAGCGTTTGCGACCCATTCCGTGAATACTGGTATTTGCGCCTCTATGGTGGTAGGGGCATAAGGGGATAACAGGGGCATCACTTCGTTTACCAGCTCGTCTAATGTGATGGATTTCCGCTGGAGTCCCTTCATTGTCTTGTTTGTAACAGAGGATGCAGCCAAATCTCGCCAAGCGATCATAATGCGCTTTTTGAGCTTTAGTGGACACTTTTCGTGCTAGTCCAATCTTCTAACTCTTGCGCTGATTCTGTTATAGAACAAGCAATTAAATAGGCTTGTGAATATTTACCTTTAAGCACAGCTTCGTGATAGTGTTTGATGAATGAGTTAAGTTTAAGAATAATGTCTGCATAATCGTTCATCGAGTGACTCTTTCTATTTGTCTATTGTTAGCTTGTTCTGTGCGCCATGTTTCCCATCTCATCTTAGCGGCTTCTAATTGCCATTTTAATGCTTCTGCTTGTTCGGTTGCTGCTCCAATACCCTTGCATAATTCTTGATATTCAAGGCTTGAATACGCCTCTCGCTCTTGCGCTCCTAGTGACTGTTCACTAGACTGTTTCATCTTAATTGCTTTAAGACTATGCTTATATGCTTCAAGCTCGGCTAACTGGCCCTTTGCTTTTGCATACTTAGGAGCGTTATTATAAATAAACTCTACCGCATTGTTTGGATCATAGTCTTTCACATTTTCCCCCATTGATCTGCCATAGCATCGGCAATTCCTTGAAATGTTTTGTTTCTCATTTTTTCTCTTTGCTTAGGTTGTAAGCAAGAAGAATCATAATACCATTGACTCATTCTTTTGCCACTTTTTGCTACCCAAATTTGGCCCTTATCTACAATATTTGTAGGTCTAAGCGGTGGTAAATTTTTAAGCCATAAACAAGTTGATTTAGTAACGCTATGACCAAAATGCCACGGCTGAATTATCTGCTCAGGTTTTCGAAATTTACTGCTCATAATTCCCACAGGGTTTTCAATGGCGTAACGTGGGATATTGCAATTAGCTAATGCCATAAAAAAATCTATGCCTTGCTGTTGCCGACCATCTGCAATTTTTTTAGCAAAATGTCTAGCACCACTAGAAGCAAGATGAGTGCAAGGTGGGTGAGCAATCATTAAATCCCAGCCATCTTCAATAATATCCATGACATTACCTTGATAATGAGGCCCAGGAACATCGGTTGGCTCTAAATCACAGCTCATAGCATCGTGCCCCCCCCTAATGAACGCATCACGGACAGTTCCGCTAAATTCGCAAGCTACAAGCACTTTCACTTTAGGGCCATCCATAAACCAACTTGTGCAAATGAATAACCTAACCAAATCATAGCGTTTGGTATAGAACCTTTGCGTAATTGCAACACACCGACCATCAAATATCCAAGCCCTGTTGCTGCAATAATGGTTTTTTCCAACATTTGTATTCCCCCCTGTTTCCTAATTGATACTGAATAGCATAGTCTTGCAATAATACTTGAGGCAATTTCTTGCTCGATATGTATTGTCTAAACTTTGCTAATCCCCATTCATACCGCCATTTACAAAGCTGCCTGACGGCTGATTTGTGCCGTAATTCGTTGTCGTAATTGGGCGAAAGACTCTCCAGCATAAGGCGTAATTCCCATTTCTCTTGCTTTAGCCAAAGTTAATTCGTCAGACGAATACCACGGCAGTTGTGGTTTTTTTACAACAGTTTCTGTTAGATCAATTTCATCTTCCCATCGCCCTTGATTTAGCCAGGTGGCGGGATGAGGAATAAACTCTTTTGAAGTTTCTTTGAGCTTCCAATATTTTAAATGATTTGATATGGCATCAAGAGCTTCTTTTTGCTCTAACTCGCTTAACCGATTCCAGCTTGACTGCGCTGCTCTTTTTGCTATTTTTCTTGGATATAGTGTCCAAAACGCTTGAAACATGAAACATCTCCCCGTTACGTTCCATCATTATAGCTTCTACCAAAGTGGCAGTCAGTCCTTGTTGAACAAGAAAGTGCAATCCTTCTTTATCGTAATAAACATGGACTTCGGCTGACCCGTCTTTGTTTTCTTTAATCTTTTTAATTAGCACTTCCATCAATGTTGCCCATTGAAAGCAACTGGGCCAAGTGCATTTAACAGATCACGATGCGCTTTGACTTCGTTAGTCAAAAACGCAATTCGTTCTTGAAGCACTTTAATTTCAAGGTCGGCTTGTTTAAGCATATCGACCAGCATTTCTTCTCTACTCATAGTTCCCCTTAAAAGTTAATACTACTTAAAGTATATTAAAAACCCTTCTATGCCCGTCTGGTGAGCGAACCTAGCCTACCTAAGTTCGCCTTCAATTCTGCCCATCTGGAGCCACAGAACCCGCCAGTCGTTCGATGCACAGGCACTAGCTTCGCCACCTGTATTGCGCTATTTCAGCATCTTCCCTCTAGTAACGCTACAACCCTTTGATCGCTACGATGTCGTTAGAGCCGCCAATCAAAGAAATAACATCTTACAACAATTTTAAGACTTTGCAATATCCTGTTCTGCCATGTAACAAAAAATACTGCACTCAATGTCAGGTTCTTTTGGGTAATTGCCATCTGTAGGCTTTAGTTCATCCAAATATCTATCCTTGAATACAGTTTGTTTTTTAAATCTTTCTAGCTTCGCCATGCGGTCAAAGTGCTCTGGAAAGTCAACTTTAATTTTATTCCAATAGCCCATACCACCTTTGACACAGCCTATGCAATTATTGTTATGGTATCCAAGTTTATACATCGCTGGAAGCTCAATGTTGGCATTTTTAAGCATAGCCAAACAATCTTCTTTTCCTAAACCTTTGTCAATCAATGGAGTCCAAATATCAACATCATTATTGGCATCTATAAAGCGATCTAAGCGGGCTTGCTCCTCTGCGGTATAGCCAAATACCTGACGATCTGTAACTTGCTCAAAACGCTGTCTAATGCGTTTTTTAAGCTCTCTTGTGCAAGGTGCGCCTTTTGGGGTGCGAATAAAGTTTTTTTCAAATACTTTGTAAATCGAACGCTCGTATTTGTCATTACCCAATATTTCTATTTTTTGCCCAAACCATTCCTCACAATCTGCTAAAAATCGCTTATTGTCAGGGTGTTCTTCTTTAACTTCGGTGTAAGCAATAATAAGTGGCAATTTGCCAGCATTTTCAGCAATAGCTAACTTGGTAGCTACCGCACTTGCAGCCCCACAACTAAACCAGCAGACTATTCTCATTGAAGTTCGGGCCATATAAGATGCCAGGACTGAGGAAACAAGTCCTTGCGTGTGATTAAACCATGCGACTCCTTTTCAAGAGTTGCCCCTAAAAATGCGTATTGAGATGCTGGAATGTTGTTTTTTCGCCACAAACTAACTGCTGCTGGGCTTACACCCGTTAAATTGGCTACTTTTGTAGTTCCCCCAAGCAAGTCAATTATTGCTGAATCTGTAAGTTTTAGTCCCATTTAGCAATCTTACAACATAAGTAATTATTTTTGCAAAGGTATTGCACTTTGATGAACTTTGCTTAATAATGGAAGTATAGCAACTTCGCTATGTCATTTAAGGGGAATTTAAATGGATGAGTTGTATCAAGTTATGACCGAAATGGAGCAACGCTTGGAAATAGCGTTAGACAACATGGAATACGGCACAGAACTGTCGCAAGACGATGTGGATGTTATTCGTGCAGCTTGTGGAAAGCCAAACAACAAGCGCAATAATCTATTGCAATCCGTGTTTGAAGATTTTGGTAAGGTCTTTGGAGGTTCTAATGTCTAAATTTTTAGAACTTCGCAAGATCAACGTCAACGACCATACCGAGCGCAAAGGTCGTTTTACTTATCTTTCTTGGGCGTGGGCCACAGATCAGTTGCTTCAAGCCGATCCTACCGCAAGCTGGGATTACAAGTTATTTCAACAGCCTGATGGGTCTTTGTTGCCTTATTGCGTTATTGGCGATACAGGCATGGTGTTCTGCACAGTTCATGCTTTTGGTAAAGCAATGACATCACAGCTACCAATTATTAACAATATGAATAAACCGATTGCCAATCCTAATGCAATGGATGTCAATACTGCTATGCAACGATGCTTAGTTAAAGCGATTGCTTTGCATGGCATTGGTTTGTATATCTACGCTGGCGAGGATTTGCCAGAAGATGAAGCACCAAAACAAGTGAAGTCTAGTCAATCAATGAAGTCTGTAGCAGAAGATATTTTATAAGGGGAAACACATGGCATATACACCAAAAGAAGGTTCAGGAAGTCTTTTCAAGAATGAGCGTA